TTAGAAGCCTATGGCGGGTATTGTATACAGGATGTAGAGCTTACTCATAAGTTGTTCCATATATTAAACAAAGACTTTCCCCCTTTTGAACTTGCGTTAATCGATCTGACAATACGTATGTTCAGTGAACCTGTGTTGGAATTAGATAAACATATTCTTACCAGGCACTTAGATAGTGTAGTGGCTACTAAAGCAGAACTAATGGCTAAAATAGAACATGACAAAACACAACTAACAAGCAACCCCCAGTTTGCTGACCTACTACGAATGTATAAGATAGAACCCCCTACCAAGATAAGCCCTATTACGGGTAAAGAAACCTATGCGTTTGCTAAATCTGATGACGGATTCAAAGCATTACAGGACCACGAAAATCCGTCGGTACAGGCTATTGTGGCTGCTAGGCTAGGTGTAAGGTCTACCATTGAAGAGACCCGGACTCAACGATTTATAGACATTGGGGGACGTGGGACGTTACCAATACCCCTACGCTATTACGCGGCCCACACAGGGCGCTGGGGAGGTGATGACAAGATTAATATGCAAAACCTTCCCCGTGGTTCACAGCTTAAGAAGGCTATGTGCGCTCCAGAAGGGTATAGGTTTGTAGATTGTGATTTGTCTCAGATAGAGGCACGTACACTGGCATGGTTAGCAGAAGCAGATGCTTTGGTAGAAGCTTTTGATAAGGGAGATGATGTGTATAGGATTATGGCCTCTGTTATATATGATAAGTCTGAAGATGAAATAACTAAAGAGGAGCGTTTTGTTGGTAAGACTACTATACTAGGTGCAGGGTATGGGATGGGCGCTGTTAAATTTAAAGCCCAACTTAAAAACTTTGGGGTAGAACTAGAACAAGATGAATGTGACCGCATCATAAAGATATATAGAAGGACATATTCACAGATACCTAAATTATGGCGTGAAGCTAATAAGGCACTAAGCATTATGATGCAAGATCAGACTACTTATTTTGGACTTCCTGATATTCTAAAAGTAGAAGGCAAAAATGGTATTGAACTCCCCAATGGCTTGTACGTAAAGTACCCTAATCTTAGGCACGAGACAGACGAAGATGGACAGACTGAGATGGTATACGACACACGCAGAGGGAGAACTATTCTTCCTACTAGGATATACGGTGGGAAAGTAATCGAAAACGTGTGTCAGGCGTTAGCACGTATTGTTATTGGAGAACAACTGTTACGTGTTGCACAGAAATACAAGGTCGTTATGACGGTACATGATGCTATAGGTTGTATAGTACCGGAAAACGAAATAGAAGAAGGTTTGCAGTATGTTGAAAAAGTAATGAAAATAAGACCTAAATGGGCACCTGATCTACCTCTCGATTGTGAAGGGGGACATGGTGAATCTTACGGAGCATGTTAACTAATACCCCAGCGGGCGGTGGGTTAAAACACCCGCAGTATATAACAGGAGTCCTATCACTCTACATAGTAGGTTTTTTCTTCCTTGGACATTTAGCCATGCGACAAGGTGATTTTTCCCTGCTATGGCGTTCTCCCTATGAACTCTTGTGTATGTACCGAAGAAACCACGATACGGTTAGTCGTACCCAAAAAGTTTCGCTTCCTTTTCTTTTTGGGTACGCATTTAATTTGAGGACACTATGAAATTAACCATAGAGTTAGATGATAACGACGTAGAAGAATGGATAGAGAAAGCACAAGCCTTAATGGAGAATATTGATAGGTTAGATGTTCTTATTGAAGAACTAACAGAGCTGCTAAAAGAAGCTACAAAGGAAGAAGAATGTACAAAGAGCTAGAAAAAATATGTAATAAATGTGGCTCCAAGATGATGGAGATACTGGACTACATAGAAGAACCCCCCGAAGGCGAACACCCGAAAGCCTTTCGTAAAGGGTGGATTTGCGCTTATTGTGATAACTGGGAATCTGCAATATTGCGAGAACGAGTTGCCCAAGAAAAAGAGGATTAATAATGTATGAATATAATTGTATCATCCGATCAATCACTGATGGGGATGGGCTGAGAGTTGACATTGATCTGGGTTTTGGCGTGGTGCTGCGTGGTAATTCTGGTCGCGGCGTTAACATTCGCCTTTATGGAATTGACGCACCTGAGTCGAGAACTCGAAACAAACAGGAGAAAGCACATGGCCTACTCGCCAAAAAATACTTACAAGACCACCTTAAAGTCGGAGAGAGATATATCCTCAGAACGAAGGAAAGAGGCAAGTTTGGGCGATGGCTGGGCGAGATCAAGACGAGAAAAGGACTTATTACGAAGCTCCTTATTAAAGAAAAGCTGGCTGTTGCGTATGAAGGGCAAAATAAAAAAGATATTAAAGCAGCTCACGAAGCCAACCGACAAGAACTAATTAAATTAGGGTTACTCTAATATGCAGTCTTGGTCTTACAGCCGGGTAAATTCATTCAAACAATGCCCTAAAAAATACTACCACCTCTACGTTAAAAAAGACGTACAAGATAAAGGCAACGCTGCTACCTTTTATGGCAACAAGGTTCATAAGGCAGCAGAACGCTATATAAAAGAAGGTACAGAACTAGAAAAACAGTATAAGTTTATGCAACGTACCCTCGATGCTTTTAATGAGATAGAAGGGACTAAACATTGTGAGATAAGGCTTGGAGTTACTAAAGAAGATGGAGAGTACGCGCCTACTACTTTTTTTGCTAAGGATGTATGGTGGCGTGGGATAGCAGACCTACTTATATTAAACGGAGATAAAGCATTTATAGTAGATTATAAAACCAGTAAGAACACGAATTATGCAGATACTAAACAATTAGATCTACTTGCGGGGGCTACTTTTATTCACTACCCCGAAGTTAAAAAAGTTAAATCTGCATTATCTTTCGTTGTATGTAATGGGTTTATAAGTAAAGAGCATACAGTCGATATGTATAAGTCATATATGAGTGTGTTTGATGATGAGCTGGAACGGATTGAAGTAGCATTAGAAAAAGATGTATGGAACCCGGTTGAAAGTGGACTATGTGGATTCTGTCCGGTGACTAGCTGTGAACATAACAGGAGATAATATGCCTAGCAAACGCAACTACAAAAAAGAATACAAGAATTACCAAGGTACAGAGGAACAAAAGAAAAACCGAGCGAAGCGTAACGCTGCTCGGCGCAAAGCTATACGAGACGGTAAAGCGAGTAAAGGAGATGGTAAAGATATAGCCCATAAGAAAGCTATGGACAAAGGCGGTAAGAACTCTGATGGTACTAAAGTAGAAAGTAAATCACGGAACCGATCCTTTCGGAGAGACTCTAAGGGTAACCTAGTATCTGAAACCAGCAAACGAGAGCGCAAGAAAAAATGAAAGTAGTAAAAGATAGAGCGATTGTCCTTAAAACTAAACGCCCCCATCTTATTACGGAGCAGATAAATAATTACAAAATACTGGCCGAAGAAGGTGGGGTTTATAAAATTGCATTACGATGGGACTTAGAAGAAGCTCAAGCTCTAGCATCACTAAGAATAAAAGACGTACCCTCCCCAATAATGAGGGATTACCATTGGCTTGGTAAGCACAAACCTTTTAAACACCAAAAAGAAACATCAGCTTTTCTTACGCTTCATAAAAAAGGATTTTGTTTCAACGAACAAGGAACGGGCAAAACTGCATCTGTAATATGGGCGGCTGACTATCTAATGCAGTTGGGGCAGGTGAACCGCGTACTGGTTATATGCCCTTTATCTATTATGAAATCTGCATGGCAAGAAGACCTATTTAAGTTTGCTATGCACCGGAGTTGTTCCATAGCACATGGTACATCCACAAGACGTAAGAAGGTATTAAGCGCCGGAGCAGAATTTGTCATTATAAATTTTGATGGTGTTGCAGTAGTAAAAGATGAAATCATAAACGGTGGCTTTGATATGGTAGTAGTAGATGAAGCTAACGCTTATAAAAATGCACAGACAAACCGATGGAAAATTTTAAGAGATGTAGTAGCAGACGTACCCTGGTTATGGATGCTTACTGGTACTCCAGCAGCCCAATCACCAGTTGATGCTTTCGGATTAGCAAAACTTGTTGATCCAAAGGGCGCTCCCAAATATTTTGGTCAGTTTAGAGACAAGGTTATGTATAAAGTGTCCCAGTTTATATGGCGACCTAAATCAGATGCAGATAAAACTGTTCACGAAGTATTACAACCTGCCATTAGGTTTGAAAAAGATCAGTGTTTAGACTTGCCTCCTGTTACTTACATAGAGAGAGAAGCACCTTTAACTAAACAACAAGCGGCTTACTATAAACTTTTAAAAGACCGTATGGTTATGCAAGCAGACGGTGAGCAAGTTACATCTGTTAATGCTGCCACAAACTTAAATAAGCTTCTTCAAATATCGGGGGGAGCAGTTTACTCTGATGACCGTGAAGTAATTGAATTTGATGTTAGTAGCCGGTTAAAAATTATTAAAGAAGCAATAGATGAATCATCAAATAAAGTTTTAGTCTTTGTTCCTTTTACTCATACCATAGAATTACTAGATGAATTTCTAAAGAAGAATAAAATAGGTTGTGAAATCATCTCAGGGAAAGTATCGGTAAATAAACGTAACCACATAATCAAAGACTTCCAAGAAACTGATAAAATTCAAGTGCTTATAATACAACCACAAGCCGCTTCACATGGTTTAACTCTTACGGCAGCTAACACGGTTATTTGGTATTCCCCTGTAACAAGCGTTGAAACTTATTTACAAGCTAATGCACGCATAGATAGGCCGGGACAACATAACCCTATGACTGTGATACACGTTCGTGGGAGTGAAGTGGAAACACGTTTGTACAATATGTTGCGGTCAAACATAGATCACCACCACAAAATAGTCGATTTATACAAACAGGAATTAAGCACTTGACAATGTAAAAGGGACTGCTAAACTACTCCTCCCTACTTTTAAGGAGGAGCGATGAATACCGTTACAGATAAAGCAAACGAACTAACAGCCATCTATATAAAAATGAGAGAGGCTATTAGAGAAAAAGAAGAAGAGATTAAAGAGATAAAGGCGCAGCAAGAAAAAATAACTGAGAAACTAGATGCGTTTTTCGGGGAAAAAGGTGAGTCTTTAAGACTACAATCTGGCACAGTATCTCGACGGCTACAAACTAATTACCAAGTGGGTAACTGGGACGAGATGCACGACTTTGTATTAGAACATCAAGCAGCGCACTTACTGGAGAAACGTATACATGGAAAGAACATGAAAGAATTTCTGGAAGTTAATCCAGATATAGTTCCTCCAAGTCTTCAAGTTATTCGTAAGCATATTATTTCTGTTCGTAAACCGTCTAAGAAATGAACCGGTTGCAAACGCAGGGTGGGTGTTTTGTACATCCTGAAACTTACGAACCGCTATCTTCTATTCAAGTAGTCATTACGGATAAAGGCACGTTGTCCCGAAGTTATTACAACGCAGAAGGTAAAATAAATTGTTGGTCTTTTGGATGTGATTTTCCTGACTCAAAAGTACCAGAAGATACTAGACAAGCTACACGTTGTTTAGATTGTCAACAAAGTATAAGAAGAGGCAACACTACTAGGGGCGCACCTTGTAAATTCTTTACTAAGATTAAGGTAGCTTTCCTTACCAAAGAGAATCTTTATGAACTTAGACTTGGAGCATTAAGTTTATTTTCAAAAGAAGATAACAGGATGAATTTATATAAGTATATAAAACATCTTGAACACAACCGAGAAAATATCGGGAGTGTATTAACCGAAATATATTTTGTGCAGCACTACAACACTTACAAGATGTATTTTAAACCAGTTCGACCTTTAACTAAGGATGAACTTATAGATGTAAAACGATTTGAAAATGTAAGAGAGGAGCTATTTATGGCTAATGAAACTCACATAATAAGGAACGTCGAAGCACGTTATCCACGCATAGACAAACCCTACAGGTTTGATACTAAAGCAGGGAAGAAAGGCAAAAGCGTTCCATGTGATGCGACAGAAGATGGTGCCAGTTATGAACTGGATTTTGTTTTAGATAAGGATCAAGCGAAAGAACTCTACACAATTATGCAGAAGGCTTATAAAAATGCTAAGGGTAGGGACAAGTCTTGGGATGAAAAATTAAACATGCCATTTAAGAAACAAGAAGATGGCACTTTTTTAGGCAAAGCTAAACTACGAGCTGCTTATGATGGTGTTCCTACAAGTCTACCTGACCAATTCGATGCTAAAAACAAACGCTTGGAAGAAGGTTTTATGTTAACTACTGGTAGCACAGTACATGTAGCAGTGGAATTAATCCCGTACAAAATAGCAGCTACGGGAGCATCTGGAGTATCTCTTAGGCTTCGCGGTGTACAGGTATTAAAGTATTTACCTTATAAACCACCCTCCCCTTTCGGTGAAGAAGAAGGTTTCAATGCCGACGAAGAGGGTGCCAGTCCTTTTAAAGAAGAAAGTTCTGATGCTGATAATATGTTTGAAGCCGAAGAAACTACTTCTGAAGATGATCCTTTTGCAGATGAAGTGGAAGAACCTGTTAAACGCAAAAGTAAAAAAGCATCCGATGATGATGACGACGATGATATAGAAGACATTATTTCATCATGGGGGAGTGATAAAGACTAATGAGTTACGGCTATACGACACGTCTCGATAGTCTGAATAAACAAGCTGATGACTCCCTGTTAGGAGTGAGATTAGGGCGGGTATGTATTGAACACAACATACCCGTTATTGAAATCGCTGCTAAATTGGGAGTCAGTAGGCAGACTGTCTATAACTGGTTTGTGGGTATTCACAATCCAAATTCAGAATTAACTAAATCAATAAGTAAAATAATTTGTAAATACAAAAAATGAATAACTTTGACCTCATAAA